AGGAAAGGACTCGAAAGCTGGATCCACCACGCAAGGCATGGTGGTTGATGAGCACCAAGGTCAAACAGGAAATCCTGAAGTGCGCTAAGGACTTCAAGTATTTCGCTGGCAAGTACCTCAAGATTGTTGATGTCCACGGACTCGAAACAACCCTGAAGCTAAACCAGGCTCAGGCGGACATCGTTGAGGCTCTGGAGTCAGAGAACCACCTGATGATCCTCAAGGCTCGCAAGCTGGGATCAACAACGCTTATCGCTGGCTATTACCTGTGGAAAGCCCTCTTCAGGAAGAACATAAAGATTGCTGTTGTTGCCCACACTGACGAGGCGTCGAGGGCTATCTTCTCCATCTACCAGTTCTTCTACAAAAACCTGCCAGGCCACATCAAGGTCAGGGCGCTGAGTGACCGCTCCAATACCCTGAAACTGGCAACCGGAAGTATGGTCAAGGTTGGCACCGCTTCGTCAGAATCATTCCGAGGCCAGACCTACCAGTACATTCACGCATCAGAATACGCCTTCTGGCCCAACCTCGACAAGACAATCGCCGGCCTGTTCGGCACCGCTGATGCCAATGCCACGGTTATCCTTGAGTCCACAGCCAACGGACTGAATGAAGCCTATGAAATGTGGCAGTCCGAAAACGGCTTCACCAAAATGTTTATGGCCTGGACCATTGACGCCAGATACACCCGCAAGAAAGCCGTATTCAAAGACCTGTCAAAGCTCGAACGAGAGTATGCAAGCAAACACGACCTGAACGAGGCCCAGACTAACTGGATGGTTCACGTCCTTCGGACGAAGTGCGCAAACAACTGGCAGATTTTCAACCAAGAGTTCCCCATCTCTGCTGAGATGGCCTTTGTGACCAGCGGAAGCCGGTTCTTCCCCGACCCGTGGCCAGTTTCGGGCACTACTGCCGGGCTTAGAATCTACAAGGAGCCCCAAAAGTTCCATGTTTACGCCATGGGCGTTGATACGGCCAGTGGGTCGCCGGGAGGTGACTACTCCGCAATCATGTTGCTCGATGTCTCCGACACAACCAAGGTTCAAATGGCAGCAAGCTATTATGACCACCTGGCCCCATCAGACTTCAAAGAAATCGTCCACGAGATGGCTGATAAATACCAGGCATTGGCCGTCGTTGAGTCAAACAGTTACGGACTTTCCATTATTGAGCACCTTCAGGAGAAGTCGTACCCCCGGCAGTACCGGGATCAGTATTGGGATAAGGTAAAAGGGATGTTTACGCCTAGGTACGGGTTCAATACCAACGCCAAAAGCCGAAACCTGTTACTGTCCCGATTGTACGAGTACATTACAAGGGGCTGGTGCGAGGTTGTGGATGACAATTTCAAGGCCGAAGCTAACGCACTTGTTTATAATTCCAGAGGAAAAGTAGAAGCGGCAAGCGGAAAGCATGATGATATTGTGATTGCAACTGGGCTTGCATTGATGGGATTAGATCAAGTAGATGACATCGTAGCGGAGGTCATTCAGCAGCACCGCCCTTCAAATGTAGGCGAAATGCTACAATGGGAGGCTGCTACCGGCCGCCGCTTCGCAGATGCTCAAGAGGAAGAATTCGCACCGAATCCTCTTGATGACTTATTGTTGGGGTATGAATCCCGATAGGTGCGTACTCGCCAAGCGGAGCGTTATCCGCGTATGAAAGGGCGTAAAATGTCTGTTCTCAGCAATGAGCAACGCGAAGGAGTTCTCGCCCGACTCCGTGGTGGAGAAACCGAACAACCAGCCCAGACAAACCAGCCTTTTGTTGACGGACAAGAGGAAGAGGTTGTCGAAGGCGAAAGCGAATACGAAGAAGAGACGGAGCCTTCGGGCCACGCTGTTCCGTATAGTCGGTTTTCCAAAGTGATTAGTGATCGTAATGAGATTGCAGAGCGGGCAGAGCAGAGCCAAACCCGCGTTGCTGAACTTGAAGCGCAGTTAACTCAGTTGAAAAACTTGAAGGAACTGCTCGGCAACCAGCAGCAGGATCAATACGACACATACGCCGAGCCTGAAGAGGCATCGGAGGTCGATGTATTGCGGCAATCAATGATGGAAATCAGCGAGCAGCAACAATACACTAGTATCGAGCGAGAGCTTGCTCAGATTGAATCTCTGTTCCCAAACGTGCCAGCGGAAATGCTGCTTCAGGCAGTCATTGATGACCCTAGTGTCGATATGACTGAACTGGCGTCAACATACTCCACACACGTTGCAGAGGTCGAAGAGTCAGCAATTGCTAGGTATCTGGAAGAACAAGGCCTAAGCTCTGCACCCCAAGGTATCCCGCCCGAAGTCGGGCACACCGGAGGCCACTCATCGGCCGCCGGCAACAAATCAAATGCTTCTTCCATTCGGGAAGTCACAGAAAGACTCTTGAAGGAAGGTTTTTAGGAGTTAGAAAATGGCGTTACCTACCGCCTTTGCGCTAGACGACATCGACGCTATTCTGAAGGACCACTATGCTGGTCCTGTTCGGGATCAGCTTAACAACGAAATGATGATCTTTGATCTGTTCAATCGTCGCAAGATGACGTGGACAGGTCGCCGTGTCATCATGCCGATTCGTGTGGATCGTAACAACTCGGGCGGCTTCCGCACCGAAAACGCCGATCTTCCTGAGCCGGATCAAAACGATTACAAGGATTTGGTCATCAAGGCCAAGTACCTGTACGGACGTATGGCCCTTACGGGTCCAGCCATTGCACAAGCTAAAGCAAGCCAAGGGGCGTTTCTCAACGGCCTCGAAAGCGAGCTTAAGGGTGCCATGGAAACCGTTAAGAATACCGCAGATGCGGTTTGCTTCACGGGTGGTGGTTGCGTTGGCTTCGTCCACGACCGAAACGTTGCTGCTGCGACGGACCACGAGTTCAGTGGCAACCTTGAGGCCCTCCCGGTCAATGGTGCTGCTGCGGTGAACTGCAAGCTCATCCGCCTAGATACCTATGCGATCTTTGCGACCACGACGGTAAAGCAGGCTGCATCAGCCGGTAAGGTTGAGTTTGGTGTTGCCCAAACATTTGCGGCGATTGCTGCTAATGCGGCGGTTGCTGTTGTGGTTGATGATGACCCGTCTGGAGCAGCTACCACCAACACGGCGGCTGGCATTTATACCAACCTTTGTGGTGGTGAGTATGCGACTCCGCTGAATCACTTCGGCGTTGATCGCTCTGATGCGACCGGAACGGCAACCTCGCTACAGAGCACGGTTCGTGCTGTGGCCGCAAATGGTGCTCGCACCGCACTGATTACCCCCAAGACCATGCAGTGGATTCTGGATGAGATTTCAACAGCGTCGGGCGAAATGCCTGATTGCATGATTGCTCATTACATCTTCCGCCAAGAGTACATGGGCCTGTTGGTCCAAAGTGCTGTTGCTGCTGGCACGGGTGCGGCTGCCTATCAGAAAGATGTGGACAGCGGCGATGCCGGATTCCGCAGCGGGTTTACCTTCAATGGTATTCCGCTCAAGGTTTCCCGTCATTGCGGCAAGGGTCTGCTTATCTTCCTGCGGGCAGAAAGCTGGATTGTCACTGAGGTTGAGGCTCCCGAGCTTGCTAACCTTGACGGCAACGTGCTCTCGCGTGTCACCAACCGTGACTCGTATGAGGCGTATGTGCGTTACTACTACAACTTGGTCTGCCATAACCCGAATCGGAATGGCATCCTCGTCGGTATTAGTTACGCAGGTATCTGATGGTACTTGAGGTAATCTCAGTGTTACTTCAGGCGGCGGAGGCTCTGGCTATCTTTGCGGTAGCCAGGGCCATCCGTTCTGCCTGGTCACAGGATTACCAAGGCGGCTCTGATCCCGACCCCGTTTCTGTTGATGATATAATGGAGTAGCCATGGCTTACCAAGGTTTGGGTTCAGTCTACAAGCGGACTGGCGACATGGAGGAACTCAAGAGGCGCACAGCCAAGAAGAGGGCCGAAGCAAAGGCGTCCAATAAAGGTATCGCCGGCAATGTTGTTGGGATTCCGGCAGCGGCAGCAGCAGCTTACCTCAGCCAGGGAAACCCCACAGCAACCATGGCTGCATACCAGGGCGGAAAAGCCCTTGGAGAGGGTGTCTCAGAGGTTTCGAGTGGCGACGGGGTATCAAAGGAGTCAATGGATCAAGCCTTACAGGCTGGACTCGGCGGCGTCTCGGCCGGAAAAGAGATGAAGGCCGCCGAAGAGGCAGCCAAAAAAAGCAAAGAACTAAGCGACTTACTCAAGTTTCTTCAAGCATAGGGTTATAAAATGGCAGTATCTTATCCTTCCCCACGCGGGATCACACCAACCTACGTCGTCGAGGGTGTCACCACTGCGGCACCGCCATCCGGTTTGGCTAATTACCAGATGTGGTTGGTTGCTTCGGCGTTCACTTCGGGGATCTTTGTTGGTCGGGAAAACCAGCTTGCCACCTTTATTGACGGCCAAGGGTGGAGGTTCTCAACACCAACGCAATCCGAAACAGTTTACGATAAGGCCAACTCTCTTTACTGGCGTCTTGCTGGGGGGGTTTGGGTGATTGATTCGGACTTCAATAGTCTGGGAACCACCACCGCTATCCCCTCGTCTCATTTTGCCCAATCGTTGGACTACAGTTTCGCTGGCTTCCCCTTCGCTCTCCAAACCGGAGCGCCCATTGGGGTGTACCGATTCACGACAGCGGCCGCGGCAACCGGGGTCTATGAAATCACGGTAGCTAACCCCTGCTTCGTTCTTGATGCCGTCCTTTATCAGCACGCTGTTGCTGGTGGTGCCGGCTGCACTGTAGAGATTGAAACAGATGCGGCAGCTATCTTCCCGGCGTTCACCTGCGATCAGGGAGCCGTCTCTGTACAGCGCCCGGAGGTGACAGCGGCCGGGCTCACAAAGCTCGGTGCTGGTGCCAAGATCACAGTGACAGCAACCGATGTCGGCGGCAAACTTCCGGCAACAACCGTTTTAGTTACCTTCGCATTAGGAGTCTAATTATGGACAAGATGAAAAGCCGAAAGCTCTGGCTGGCTGTGGCTGCTGCCGCTCTGCCTGTTCTCCTTCATCATTTCTTCCCTAACCTTCCCACTGAGGCAATCGTGGCAAGCGTTCTGGGTGCTTTGGGAGGTGTGCTGGGAATTAGTATGGAGGATGTAGCCAAGCAGAAGCGTGCTGCTGTGGAGGCCGCTACCAGCGCGGGAAAGCCCTCGGACTCCGAGAGCTAGCACCTGTTATACTACGCCCTGGCGATAGCGGCGGCCTTGATCTTTCTCTTAGTGGGAATACTGATAGGTGGGATGCTGGTGCTGCTGTTAGACATACACTCGGGCGAGACTTCGACCTCACCGCCCAACTGTCAGCAGGAGCCGCATGGGGCGGAGCCACCGATTGGCAGGGAACCGTAGGTATGAAGTGGAGATGGTGAGATGACCAGACCAAAGGTAAAAATACACAGAAGTTTTACCGAGTTTAAGAATGATAGTGCTCACGAGTTTGCTAGAGGCAAACCAGGCAGCACCAAACGAAAACGCTATGAGGAAACCCGCAAGCAAGCAGCAAAAAATGTTGTGAAGAAATATAAAGAATTTCGCTCGCTCTTTAACCCTCCGACCGATCCACGCAATCCAGAGCAAATGCTTGAAGGCGGCCCCAAGCAATTAAGGCGTTATAAAAATAATGTCCGACTAGAGATGCGCCGCATTAACCCGTCTTTGTTTAAGACGAAACCGTAGGCATGAAGTGGAGATGGTAAATGCCGCTGGAAAAAGGAGCTTCTAAAGGAGTTGTTCAGCGCAATATCCGCGAGTTAATTGACTCAGGGTATAAACCCAAGCAGGCAGTAGCCATTGCCCATAGTGAAGCGCGTCGCAATGCTGCCAAAAAGAAGAAGAAAGCCCTAGCATGAAGATCCCCAAAGCATCGGCAATGAAGACCAAGCTGGAGTCGTTTGACAACGACA